GCCAAGAGTTAAGAACTCCAAAATAAACAAGATGTTCACTATCAATTAAAAACAATTCATTACCGAAAGTATCCTTATAAGATTTAACTCCAGAGTCTTCAACTAGATCAATTGCTTTTTCTTTTTTAAATTTGATTCTATACATTTTAATTAAATTATTATATCGTTCGCGCGCTTGGTGAGTGATAAGAGCATCATCTCCAATGAAAGAAATTAGTCCACCGTTATCTTTGTCATACTGCTTTGGTGTTGTAGCGTCATAAGATGATTTGTCATCTTGTATTTTATTAGGAGTTACTGTAGCGCAACCAATAAAAAGAAAATTAAGAGCTAATATGCTTACGAGCTTCTTCAAGGTCTTTATCCTTTACGGCATGTTCAATTCCGCTTTGATGGTCAACTTCTTTTTGAGCTTCTTGGCGATCTTTCATTTCTTTTGTGTTCTTTGCTCCGAACACATTATTGATCGCTGCGAATATTCCAGATACTGCTGAAAGTATAGCTGTTAATATTCCAGTTGGCATGATTACTCTACGTAACTTGCTGTTGCATCTTTACATCCAGATGCAATTGCATTTAATACTTTAACAGCAAGAGCTGTATTGCCATCTAATCTTGCGAACTGTTGAGCATAAAGGTCTTTGATTACAGTAACATAATTTGCCCAATGAGTTTTTTCACTTGGAAGATAATCATTAAGAGCTTTTTGGAGTTGTGCTGGAGTTGGAGCAGTTCCAACTGTTAGTGCTTCTACGATTGCTGCCACATTGTTTATCATTTTAGCTTTTTCAATTCTATCATTGCCAGAAGTTGCTTGATCAAGAACAACAGTGCAAGCAAGCACAACTGCAGGTTTAACATAAGGAAGAGTATTTTGAACACTTGTTGCAACATCAACTTTTCCAGTATTGGTTGTAGCACAAGCTCCAAGAAATACGCTCAAAAGAGCAACGGCGGCTAATTGTAATTTATTCATATATTTTCTCCAGTTCTTTTTTCTGCTTCAATTGTTTGACCTACTGTTCCACCAGTAACTGCTGCATCTTTTACTGTTAATGCAAAAACTATACCAGAAACAACAGCAACTAATTTTGAAATTCCTATAATATAAACTTCTGCTACGTCTGGAAGAAAATAAACCAATGAAGGATCAGAATGAATCGCTATTGCGGTAGTAATTGCTATTACTGTGGTAACTCCAGAAGTGGAAGATCTCCAATTGGCGCCAAATATTTTAGATAGCATAGTCTTCATAATATATTACACTATATTATATGTATTAAAAATTAAAATATCAATACTTTCCTTGTATTATTTAAAACCTTATATAATACATTTCCACTAGCAAATATTCCTCTATTTCCAAAATCTGGATCAATATCAAAATTAAAACTTAGATTAGCGGTTTTATTAGTTCCTATAGAAGAATTATAATTAATATTATTGAATCTTGCGCCACTAAAAATAAATCTACTTGGATAAACTCCAGTTCTGCAATTACTAAAATTAACAACTATATTATAATCTTGATCTCGGTTCAATGTATCAAAAAATGATCCACTTAAATTTTCTTCAACAACAAAAGACATGTTTAAATCGCAATTTACTGGAAAATTAATATTCCTACCTTGAGGGAATTTATAATTTAATGATCTTAGATTTTGTCTATCAAACGATAAATCAAAATTTAAAGTTTCTAAAGTTTCTGTATAAAATAAAACTCCAGTAGTATTTAAAGTAGAAAATGATACAGAAGCGTCTCCTGGCAAAAGAATATTTTGTCCACTAAATCCAGATGGATTAATGCTTTTAGGAATTATTAATTTTGTATTTTCTATATTTTGATTTCCAGATTGAACATTTAATGTGGTATAATTTACTCCACTACCACTTATATAGAAATTTATATTATCAGCGATATAAGTTTGCTCAACACTTGGAACTTCTCCTACGTTAACAGAAAATGAATATTTTGTTAAATAAGAATTTTGAAAATGTAAAAGAGAATAATTAGGCGAATTTGGATCTATAACATCATTAATAGTAGTTGGATTTATATATTGATTTGAAAAAGGATAATTTTGAAAAAGGTCATTATCATTATTATTAACAACAAGATAAAAATCTTTATAATCAACAATAGAATTATCTTTACATAATCCAGAAAACATTGGAGCATTAAATCCAGAAAAATAATCAACATCAAAATTTAATCTATTTTCATTAGTAAAACCATCTGGAGTATAGCTAAAAGTAAAATTAACTGTTGGTTGAGAAGCTAATCCTCTAAAAATATTTTTCTTGCTAGCGAAACCTTCTAGATTAATTCTATTGTTATCTATCCCATAATTAAAATTTTGGAGTTTTTCTATTCTTTTTAATATTTGATACCCATTTAAATAATAATCTGTGGTTGGATTTTGTTCGCCACTATATGGACCAACAAATAAACCTTGTACATTATAAATTATTCTATTTCTAGCCATTATCCTTAATCCTTATACAGGATTACACTATATTTACCATTCAGCAAGAGCAGTTCTTTTCCATTTTGAACCATCGTAAGAATAGAAATAATTTGAATCTGTTGCTACTTGACCACTAGTTCCAGGGCTATTTGAAGTTACTGGTGGCGCAACAAATCCGCCGCCACCTGCTTCACCAATTAATAATACGCCAGTTCCATTTGCTGTTGGCCTAGAAGAGAAATTTTTAATTCCACCTACGTTTTGATTATTTTGTAAATCAACTACGTTGTTTGAAAGAGCGACTGTCGTCCCACCAACTTGTGGAGTAGTAGAAAAATTAGTTTGACCAAATATTCCTGTTTGAGCAAAATAAACTCCATTTATAAAATCTAATGTTAAATTATGAGAATTAAAAGAAGGATGAGATCTATCTTGACCGTCTGCAAGAATTGCAGATCCAGAATGACCATTTTGAATATAACCTTTGCAACCTCCTAATATATAACTATATGATGCATTTCCAACTACACAATGATCACTTCCTCCTCCAATCAAAACATAACTACTCGTAGCAGAAGTAATTTTATTATTACATCCATTAATTATTGTAGAATGTAAATTTGAATAATTACAATTTGATTTTCCATTAACTATAGTATTGTAACATGAACCTATATTAGTTGGATTACTATTTATACTATTAGATTCTCCATTTCCAATTAAATTACCAGTTCCAAGTGATTGAAACATTGTGTTGCCGTATCCATTTAAAATGGTGTTACAGCCACCAGAACCAATTAAATTACTAAAACCAGCGGATATATTTTGAAAACACCCACCTCGAATAGAATTCGATTGTCCATTGACTATAGTTGAAAAACATCCACTTAAATCTGAACAACCTAATTTATTATTATTTCCACCCAAAATTGCGCTACCTAAAAATCCACTACAAATTTGATTTTGAAAACCGCCGACTATTACGGAGCAACTTGCTCCCATTTTTATTTTATTTTCTCTTCCAACTAAAATAGCTGAATGGGATATTATTCTATCATTTCTATTTGCTGAATCTGTTCCAGAAAAATATATTGGATAATCTGATGAAATAATTTCATTTTTACATCCACCTAAAATTAAACTATTATTTACTTGATTAAAGATGCATGAACATTGACTTGCTAAAATTGAATTTCCTTTATTAAAACTCCATTCTACTATACGAGTAGAGTCTGATTTTGTAACATTCGCAGCATTAGGTACTCCACAAATTTGGGAGCAAAATGAATTGTAAATATTTGAATTTTGAGTATTTGCAAGAGAAGCCTGGGCGCCACCTATTATAACGAGATCACAGTTTATTGCGTCTCCGATGCTTGTGCCGCCATTTGCCCATCCTGTTCCACCGAATATGCTATTAAATGTTGATAAATCTCTATTTGTTTGATTTATGCGATTAACACAGCCTCCAAGTAAATGCGCTGATGGACCATCTCCCCCATTACTCACTCTTATTACTTTTCCAGTTGTATTTATTGTGCAAGATCTTGCGAGTATTCTAGAGCTAATTGAACTTATAATAGTGGAAAATGCACCATCCTCTATACATGTTCCATAGCCATTTAGAATCATAGATACTTGTCCTCCAGTTATGCAGGAATATTGAGAACTATAAATTGAGCTGAAGCCTCCAGCCTCTAATATTCTAGAAACTGTTGAGTTTGTTATTGAGCTAAAATATGTATAACGACAAGATTCGTTTGGAAAGCCAAAAGTTGTAAAATAATCACCAGAAATAATAGAGTCACTTGAGTTTATTATAGACTGAGATCCACCAATAATTTTAGAATTATTTCCTCCAATTAAAGTATTATCTAAATTTGTACCAAAATAATTAGAAAATGGTCCAGTTGGACGAATAATTTTATTGTTAGAGTTAAGATTATATAATGCAAGATTATTTGTATTAAAAATTAAATCTCCAGTATCATTTATTAAAAGTGGAGAGTCTGCTGGGGCTAAATTAGCGTAACTATTTGTTGAGCTATTAAAAACTACGGTTGATAAGATTCTATCTGGCATAAATTAAAAACTCCCAATAATTGTCTTTTTCCAAAAACCATTTCCAATTCCGTTTCCACTTGTGCAAATGTAAAGGGAATTAGAGTCCCAACAAACTTGTCCACTAATTCCTGGAGCTATTGATCCTGTTGGTACTCCGAATGGTTGAATAACGAATAGATTTTGAAAAGTTTTAGGGCCAGTAATTGTATTAGCGCCAGTTATTCCAACATAGCGTAGGTCTAATTGACCCGTATTGGTCAATTGTTCGGTAAATATTTGAAGACCATTAAATGTGCGCATCTAATGATTTACACTATAATTGTTCATTTACCAAGTAGATAATGCAACTCTTAACCAACTACCTTGTTTTTTACAAAAATATAAATAATTTCCATCTAAAACAAATTGTCCACTTGCTCCATAATCATTGGGTGATCTTGGCACAATAAATGATTGAGTTGTGTCTCCGCGTGTTAAAACTTGGTTATAATTTACCATTGGTCTAGTTAGAAAATTAATTTGACCATATATATCTGGTTGAGCAAAATAAACTCCGCCAGCAAAATTTAGAGCTAAGGTATTAGGGCCACAAGATAAGTGATATCTATTTTGTCCGTCTCCAAGAACTGCTGCGCCACAATGCGAATCCTGAATTACACTAGCTCTTCCTCCTATAATATAAGAGTAAGGAGCATTTATAATACAATGATCAGATCCTCCTCCAATAAAGGAACAATTTGAACCAGAACAAATCCAGTTCGCACGGCCACCAACTATAGAAGAATGTTGTTGTGTGCAATTTCTGTTAGCTTGTCCTCCACCAATAAGATTAAAATTTCCACTTATTGTATTAAAAAATCCACCAGCAATATTACTAGAACATCCATTTATCGTACCGCTTACACCTTGAACTATTGAATTGCAACTTCTAGAAAATAATATGTTATTATTTCCACCAAGGATTATCGAATTAATTGTTCCAGATTCAATTGTTCCACTGACTGATCCTATAATACTGGAGCAATGAGATCCTGCGCATATTGTATTAAATGCTCCTCCGAGTATATTAGCGTTTAAAATAATTCTTGAACTTTGACAAGTATTATCTGTTCCAGAATAATACCATGGAAAAACTTCTGAAACTATACAGTTATCACTTCCTCCTAATATCAAACTTTCAGAAATTTGATTTAAAATTTTTGAAGTTTTAGAAGATATAATAGAATTGTTTTCGTTGCCTTTCCATCTTGCAATAGTAAATAAACTATTACCTACAGCTCGACGCACACATACTCCATTGGTTGTTCCAGAAATAAAATTACTTTCTCCACCTATAATTGATGATTTTTGAGTTGTTATTAAAGTATTATTCATTCCTGCTAATAAAGCTGATGATAAATTAAAATTTACTGCTGAATCGTTATTTTGATTAGCCCATCCTGTGCCTAATATTCCAGTAAATCTTTGTCTATTGTAATTAGCCTCTACTGTACATAATTGAACTCCACCTCCAATAATATTAGCGCAACCTCCTCTAAAAGATCCAGCACTAACTTGTCCTGTCGAAGTAATATTTAACCACTGTCCATTTATTTTATGACTTAGTCCGCCTAAAACAGTCGAAAGGCAGCTACCAAATATACAGCTTGCTACGCTATTTTGCGCTGAAGCCCATGTTGAACCAGAAATATAAGAATCAAAACTAGAATCAAGCCTAGAACCTAAAGAATTTATGATGCAAGAGTATAAACTATTATTTATACTATCGTATTGATTATAATTATTACCATCTGGATGAAGATAAGCTCCAGAGATATAAGAGTTACATGAATTTATAATTGTATGTGGTTGTCCATAAATATAAGAATTCTCGGATCCAATTAAAACATTATCTGTATATTGAGGAACAAAGTTATTTTTCAGGATTCTATTATTTGAACCAACATTATATAATGATAAATTTTGAGTATTAAATATTAAATCACCATTATCATTAATTAATAATGGAGCTTGTGCTACAGGTACGTTAGCATAACTATTGGTTACGCTATCAAAAGTTACTGCTGATAAAATTTTGTCTGCCATAAATTAAAAACTCCCGATAATTGTCTTTTTCCAAAAGCCATTTCCAACTCCGTTTCCACTCGTGCAAATGTAAAGAGAATTGGAGTCCCAACAGACTTGACCACTAATTCCTGGGGCTATTGATCCTGTTGGTACTCCGAATGGTTGGATAACGAATAAATTTTGAAATGTTTTAGGGCCAGTAATGGTATTAGCGCCAGTTATTCCAACGTATCTTAAGTCTAGTTGACCAGTGTTAGTTAATTGTTCAGTGAATATTTGGAGGCCATTAAATGTGCGCATCTAATTATTTACACTTAAATTATAAGTGTAATAGTATTTATGATTAAAGAAAAAATATATATTATAAGAAAAGACCAAGACAATTTTAATGTTTTTAATAAATATGAAATTGACGAGCAGGTTTACTTAGTAAGCGAAGCTCAATTTGATACATTAGAAAAAGCTATTGAAAGATATCCAACCGCTGCTTTTGAAAATTCTTAAACCTTACTATGATATAAAAGACTAGCTATATAATTTGTAACTTGATGTTCTACTGCAATTTCTTGAATATTATTTACTTGTTCTAAATTTTGATCGATTGGTTTTTCAATATAAACTTGAAGTTTGGTGCTCCAGTTAGATGGATTTTCATTAGCTATAATGATTTCAGAGATTTTTTCTGCATCTTCTTTTTGTTGGTTGCTTAATTTTTTAACATTTAACTTTTTTCTGAAAGCAGATTTGATATCTTCTTCTAGACTTTGTGCAGCTAATATATTTTCTTTAATTTTAGATACTGAGAAATTAGCGTTTATTCCTACGGGTTTAACGTTTTTAGTTGATTGAGGAATTCCAGTAGATCCAGCTGGTCTGCCAGCTTGACCTGCTCCACCTCCAATGATAGGTTGATATAGACCTTGATCTTTGAAAGATTTAAGTTTTTGTTGAGAGTCAATTGACTCTTCTGGAGTTGGAAGTCTTCCAGTTTGGATTGCTTCAACTCCTTCTTCTGGAGTAAGAATTCCAAGTTCAATAAGGCGATTATATATTCTAGAATATTGAACATCATCTTTCAGGCTAATATCTTGAAATGATGGTTGAGGAAAGTTTTTAAATCCTAAGTCTTTGCTAATTCTTCTGATTTCTGGTATTAAGAATTCATTAATAAATACTTCTCTGCCCTGTTTTAATCTTTCTATAAATACTTGAACTTTAATACTTGTATTCGCAAATTTTTCACTGCCAATAAGAATATTATTTAATCCAATTTGAATATCTCTATCTACAACTTCATATTTTTCTGGACCAATAAGACTTCCAATATCAGGAATAACAAATTGGGCTTTTGTTGTATAATCAGCGATAAGAACTCTTCCAACGCTTTGATTTTCAAAAAGAGATTGCATCGCTTGTAAATTTTTTTGGTTTACTCCACCTTTTTCTGGATCTGTTCCCATTGTTACAAGTAAAATCGCTTGCTGAGTTGTTCTTGTAACTGCCATATCCATTTTTTTCATTTCTAATTTCCAATTAATATCATCAAGAACTGGAAAGCCCATTGGAATTGAAAGAGGTTCGTAGTCTTGTTTTTTATAAAATACTGCTGCTAATTTTGAGCCATCAAGAGGAACTAAAATAAATCTGTTACTTTTATTTTTTACTTTTTCTTTAGTGGGCTCAGGCAAGGAGTTAAACACTTCTCTATCTTCGTCTGTTTTTGGCTCTCTTAATCTTTCTAGTTCGTAATCACTTAAAAGCTTATAGTAAATATTAAAATTATAATTTACTGATCCACCAACATAAATATCTGCAGGATTTAATATTGTATATCTTGCTGGAATTTTAATACTCTTTGCTGCTTTAATTTTTGAACCAAAAACTTGAACAATCTTTAACGTATCTTCTAATGATAATTCTGTATCAAATCTATAAGTGAAGACGTTGCCACTTCTGTAGTACTCTCTAAAGAATTGATCTTGAAAACTGGCTAGATTAATTTTCTTAAAATATGCTTCAAAAAACTCTCTAGACTTTTGACTACCACCTGTTAAATATATTCCGCTAGTAGAAAATTCAGTCATTAAATCAATTGTATTTCTAAATATACCAACATTGTAATACGCCTTTTGGCATAGCACTATGGCATCTTTAACATCTAGAGTAGATAAATTTTGAATATTTGGACTATATCTAAATGGAATAAGTCCCCTATCAATATTGATAAATCTATTAGACCTTTCTATATCTGCTGCGATATTTCTTCTAACGCTAGTAGACCCTCTTGCTTCTGAAAAAGAACTATTCTTCTGTGAGGCTCCTTCTACCATTAGAGGGGTTATTTCTGAGGCATTTGAAACTTCCATTTTTTTAGATTTTTTGCTCATTTTTAGTTTATATTTAAAATATTTACACTTATTTAATCATTATAGGCGAAAAAGTGTTGGATATCTGTTCTTTTTGCTGCATCATTAAGTCATTATAGGACTTCAAACCCCAATTGGCTAACATAAAAGCGGAATAGTTATCTTTTCTAGCTTTATTAGCGGATGCACTTCTTTTTAAGTGTTGGGGTAAATCAAATGATTGAGTGCCTCTACTAGTCGCAGAATGTTCGATTAATACACATTGTTTTTTAGTTTGATAAATGAAGTCATCTTGATTTTCTATAAAGTCAAGCATTTCCCAATCTTTCTTGTCCTCTGTTTTTAATAATTCCATTGGTAATCTTAATGAGAATTGAGAATTAAAAAAGTCATCTGAAGCACAAGTCTTACTTGCAAACCAAATTTTTTTGTAATCTATACAAGCTTGTAGATATTCATTTGCTCTTCTTATGAAATTGCTAGTGAACACTTGATTAAAGCATATTCTTTTATTCTCTAAGTTGTATTCGTTTTTAGCTTTCCTAAGCATTTGATTATAATCTTCGCCTTCTAAATCTGAATTAAAATCAAAAGAATTAATTTCTAATTTGTTATTTTTAAATAGTTCTGATTGATTTGCTGAAGCTAAAAATACATCTGCCCCTGCATTATCCATAACAATTAGATGAATATCAAAATTGGTTAATAAATAATAAAAATAATTTACATGATTTTTTAAATTTCCTAACCCAGCATAAGTATGCACTAATATGCCTTGATTAGTAACTTCATCTATCTCTAAAACTGCCATAGCAAAATAATCTGCGTTTGGACTATCGCTCATATTAGGATCAATTCCAAGTATATATTTTTTATTTGGTTGACCTTTCATTAATGTATGTTGATTTTCTCCATTTTTAATGGTGCAACTTTCCATCTTTTTAGCATTAAAATAACTGTCGCTTCCGTCTGTAAATCTAGCACAGTATTCTCTTAGGAAACTACTATGACTTGATCCACCCGCTTGAGCTTCTTCAATAATTGTTTTATCTATCATTTCTTCTGGTAAGGCTTCGTAACTTAATTGACTAACGAAATATTTTGCCTCACTAATATCTTTTTCTAAGATTTTTTCACACCATTCTGTATAAGTTTTATAAAGGTTTTCGAATGTATAGCTCGCTGATGATAATGCTATCATTTTACTTGTATTCTCGAATACCATTCTTTCTTCTGGTTTCATAATCCCCTCTGCAATCAATTTATCTTCATATTCTCTTATCTCCATTCGTTCTTTGATATTTTGTGGAGCAACCAAGAACGGCATAAGTACATTTTTAATAATCTCTTCTGGAAGAAGCAAGAACTCATCAAGTACTAAAACGTTTGCTCGAAATCCTCGAATTTTTTCACCATTCAATGGAATCGCAACAATGCTTCCTCCATTAATTTGCCATTCGAATTGATCATTTCTTTTAGCTTTAGCTCCGAAACATTGAGCCAATAACTCTGCACCTTTACTATCAACTATTTTTTCTAAATTATTAAATATAAATCTTGCGGTTCTAAAGGTAGGTCCAGCTATAAGTATTTTAGTATTAGGCTCAAATATACATTGAAGAAAACAAAAAACTGCTGCTATAAAAGATTTTCCGCAACCACGACCAAATACGCACATATTAAAATTTCTATTCATTAACGCTTTGAGATGAATCTCTTGATATGCAGCTAATTTAACACCACTAATTAATTCGGTTGTAAACCCAAGATTAGCTCTGAGGAATTTAGCTAGAGTTATTTTGGCTTCTTTGTCGTTAAGATAGCCTTTTAGCTCTGCTAATTCAGCATTAACGTCTTTGACTTCTCTTATGTATTTATCTGGGCAATATATCATAAAAGTTTCATATCATAAGATAATTGTAAGTCTACTTTGCTATAGAAACATTTGCTTGCAAATATAGATTCAATTACTCTCTTCATTTCATTTCTACCGTCAACAAATAAAAATTGTAGATTGTCATATTCTTGTATTAAAGATCGAACATTATGAAATATATACTCTGGCGTAGCTTTTATCTTTTTATTTATATGAGGCAAATATTGAAAATTTAAAGCGTTAGTTAATTTTTCTTCTATTATAACTATTAAGTATGAGTTATTCTTTTTAGCTTTATCTATTTCATTTTTAAATCTATCAAAATTCTTTACGCTTAAAGTGCTTATAAAATCGCTTAAACTTTTTCTTTCTATGTAGCAATTGCAATTTTCATTACTGCAAGAATAGTCTCCAAACGGTAGAGTCTTAATTTCAAAAGGGATATCAAATTTTAACCAGCTTTGTTCTCTTGTATCTACATATATGGTATCTTTATTTGTTAATTTATTTTTAAATTGGGAGGTAATATTACTTGGATGAATAAACTTATTCTCTAGTTCAATGCTAGAACATAAATTATAATAATCATCAAAAATTTTATTATAAAAAATAATAGAAGGGCTCATTATTGTTCTAGTTTCTATTTGCATCGGAGAATATATTAAATTTTTATCTTTTTTTCTTTTGATTAAAAGATTTTTGCAATACTCTTGAGCTTTTTCTAATGGTTGCTCTTTCAACCATTTTTTCATATTATTTTTATCGTTAAAATCACTATTTAAATATTGATCTTTTGTTTTGAAATTAATTGTTTCTCCAGTGAGGAGATCTTTCTTGGGATAATACGCATGGTAGTATTTTTCTTTATTTAAACCATAGCTCCTAAGCGCAAAATGAAGACTTTTTTCGTCTTTAAACTCTTTACCGTCAACTTTACATATCACACTCATCCATTTAAAATCTCACCCTTTGAGATCCCCAAGATTTTACATTTTACTTCATCCATTGTTGAAAGTCGATCTATTTCTTTTTCTATTATCTTTTTTCTCATATCTGCCATTTTTAATAGTTTCGCTCTACTCTCTTCTTCTCTCCACATTTGTACAAGATTCATAATCGAGGCTGTTTCTTTAACTTGTTTACTTAATTTATCACTTCTTTTTACCTTAAGATCGTTATTTAATTTTTGCTGACGATTAACGCAATCGTTATATTCTTTTCTAGCTGTGCTACTTGCTTCTACAACGGTCATAGGAATTTTACCATCCTCACTCATAGAAAGTTCAATTTGATTTTGAAGGACGTTAATTGTTTGTTGAATGCTAGAAGATATAACAACTTCTGTACAAAGTACTATATACTGGTCAACTTCTTCTTGCGAAAGATCGGATTTATCGTAAGTATATCTAACAAAGCTACTTTCAAAAAGCTCTCTGTCACTTTCGTCATCATAAATATTCATTTGATGAATGAACCTATGAGTATTCATATAGCTTATTAATGAATTTATTTCTTTTTTATGTTTATGAGTTAATTTGCTTTTGTCAATTCCATCTAAAACATATTTATTAATTTTTGCTATCATTCTTTCTTCACTACGAGGAGGTCTATATCCTTCTGTGGCTGCATTTTCATTCTCTGTATTGTTATACTTGACATTACTAGGAATGTTTTTCATAAATTCAAGTACGCTCCTAGTTTCTTGAGATAAATTAGTTAGAGATTCATTTTTGAAAAGTATCTTTGATATTTCTAGACCAGTCATCATATTGCAATTATTACTAATAAACTCTTTCTGTTCTGAAAGCAATTCCAAAAGACCTTTTGCTTCGTATTCATGGCTTTTCTTTGGTTTGATTTGTCTTGAGGCTAAAAACTGTTTAACAGCTTTTCCTTCTTTGCTCCTTCCATCTAAATCATCTCTATCAAAAGCTAACTTAACTAATTCTGCTAAAGATGGAGGATTATCAGGCCTATCATTCCAGTCCTTAAGCAATTTTAATTGTTGCTCTTCTGTTAGTATTAGAATATCATCTGACATATTAACGTATATCTATTTCTCCGCTATAAATATATTTTTTGACTTTTTGTATAATTGACTTTTTAAGATTTTTAATTTGTTTATATCCTGCTAATCTATTTTTTTCAGTAGTCTTATATCCTATTATCCTTGCGGCTTCTTCTTCTGTTTTAAATTGAATATAAACTAATTCATAAAATTTCCATTCAGATAATTTTAAAATTTTTGACATTTTATTGTGAATATTCTCTGCGCTTTTTTCAATATTGATATTGTCATGCACCATATTGTGGACTTCTTGGGTATGATTTTCTAAAGCTACTGGTAACTTAATATCATAAGCTGATTTTTTTCTTTTTTCCCATTTTTTATAAAGAGGACATGCTCCACATTGTTTTCCGTATATTTTGCATAAATCTTCTCCTTCTGCTGCTGAACATTTCAAGCAAGGTCTAGAATAGTTTCCATAATTATTACGAATTAAATTTTTAATTTGATTGCTTATGATCCGATTAACCCAAGGAGCAAGGGGTTGTTTTTGGTCATAAAGGGGCCATTTATTGTTTATATGTATTCTTAAAATTTGAGAAACATCATTGAAGTCCATCCAAGCTAGAGCCGTTAAATTCCATTTATTTCTTCTCTTACGAATCTCTAAATCTATTTCAGAAATTTTTTCCTCAAACTTAGCTTTTCCTTCGCTCATTACTTTGATCTTCTGATAGATCCAGCTTCTTTTTTAAAGTCTTCAAGAATTTTTTTATTTGATACTTTTTGGGACTTTATTTTCGAAGGACTTCTTTTATTTGGTTTTGAGGGAGATTTCATTATATCTCCTATTTTTTCTCCTCTAGTTCTTTCTGCAAAAGTTTCTACCTCTAAATGATTTATATTTGGAACACTATCAACCCCATTATCATAATTATCATCTTCATAATTTTCTTCATTATCGTTTACATTATCGTTTTCAATATTTTTGAAATTTCTTAATTTTTGATTAAGAGTGGGGCGAGGACGATTAATCTTCTCGTTAGCTATAACAGGTTTATCTTGAGAAATTTGATTGTTATCAAATGATTTACCGCAATTACAGCAAAATTGAGGCTTTTTTAAAGAAAAATCAGTTGATCCACCGCAAGAAGTACAATATCTTTTCATTTAATATAATTATATATTAAAAATTAATTTAAATCTAATTTAAATTAATTATTTAATATTAGTGTAAGAAAGTATGTGGATTTACCTAGCGTATTAATTTGCTCTGCTGTGTTTATTTATATATTTTATCTTATTGAAAGACTAAGATGATATTAATTATAACAATATAAATTTACTGAATTTCTCATTGCGGCTGGGAATGATACACTATAACTTGGACTAAATAAAGAACAAACAATAAAATCTCCAGATGATATTATTATTGGAGAAGAAAAATCTACTGTATAATTCGTTACAGCGGGGGTTGGAGTAGCGAGAAGCGTACTTATTATTCCAGTCGTATCTGTTGAAGCATTAATAAAATATCCTGTAGAAAATAAAGCAGGGGATCCAGGTGTTGGGCTCTGTTGAGTCCAAGTCGCTCTTCTAGCCACGCAAGATTCCAACACAGGAAATTGTCTGTAACTTCGAGTATCAGAAGTTCCAGCGCTTACATTTCCAAAATAATTATATCCAACTCTTTGGGTGTCCGTGCTATGAAATAAATTAATTATAAAACTATTTTGTCCGCTTAAAAGAAGTTTTTGTTGATTTACTGTTGGAGTGGAAGTAAAATTTTTCAATCCGTTAATAGTTTGGTCTGTATATGTATTTACTAAGTTGCCTTTACCTGGGGTATATATCATAAAGGGTATTACACTCTATTTATTTAAGTAATCTTTAATATCTTTTATTAATTTTCGTCTTTTGTTGCGCTCTAGAACTGTTATTAGAGTGGCTAATGATATTGGAAAAGCAAACCTCAGAAAGAATTGAAGGTGATCTTCTCTAGTTAATAAATCAAAGTAATTAATATAAAGGTCACTTAGTCCCCAAAGCGTAAAAAGTATCGCAGGGACAAAAGTTATAAAAAAGAACTTATCATAGGATTTTAAATCAGCCCACCAGTTCTTAATTTTAAGTAACATATATAAAGCTTACACAACATTAGATTGGAGTTGCTTGATATGGAACTCCATTTGATAATACTGGAGGTATAGAATATGAAGGTGGTGTGGAATTGCTTGTTGTGTTTTCAGTTCCGCTTGCTGTGTCTATATCTGGAAAGCTAGTGCTATCTGTTCTATTAGCAACTATGTCATTTATTTCACTTTTAAAAGACATGCCTTGAGACTTGGCCGTTTCTTGTGCACTAGCAACACCATTAATTAAAGCATCATTAGCAAGTGGTGCTAATC